TCCATACACCGGAAGCTGTCACTGCCGGGGGTGCAAGTGACCACATGGATCGCAACCGACCAGCATGGCAACACCGCGATGGTGTCTGCCTACACTGAAACGGACGCAAGGCAGCAAGCGGAACAGCAACTTGGCCATGGACAGATCATCACATGGCGCCGCGCATAACCAACCAAGGAGGCCCGGGCTAACCCCCCGGGTTTTATCTCATGGAAACAGTTTATATTCTACGATCCGATGAACTCAAAAAGGCCGCCAAGACCTACATCGATGATCTGCCTCTTGACCCGATTTATCAGATGGTAATTCAGGAGTATCACCGCGACCGCACCGCCGCTCAGAACCGCCTCATGTGGCACTGGCTGCGAGAGATTTCAAACCAATACGATGATACCCGGGGGAACCGATACGGCCCTGAGTCGTGGAAGGAATACTTCCAGCAACAGTTCCTTGGAAAGCAAGTGATCGACCTCCCGATGGGTGGGCATTCAATCGCCACCGTGGGCACATCGACTTTGAAGGTCAAAGGCTTCACTGAGTTCCTGCAGAGATTGGAACATGCAGGTGTTGAATTAGGCTTTACCCTGACGCATACTGGTGATTACCACATGGCTATGACCGGCCACCTTGAGGATCGATGAAGCAAGCCCCCAAAAAAAAGGCCAAGCGTAAGATTAGCCTGTATAAAAAAGACCTGTGGAAGCAGTTTGCTCTATGGGTGAAATTGTCTAAATCCCCGGATGGGAGATACTGCCCATGTTTTACCTGTGATGCGCCGCTTGAGATTGGAACGTCGAACTGTCAGGCGGGGCACTGGCTCCCGCAGGGCGGGTATTCAGCCACCGTATTTGAACCCGATAATGTCAGACCGCAATGTTATCGCTGCAACATTCGGCTTAGTGGTAATACTGCTGTTTTTGAGCATAGGCTCAGGCTTGAAATCGGAAACGAGCGAGTCGATGAACTGTTTGAAAAACGAAACAACCGATGGAAGGCCGACCAGTTCTGGTACAGCCGCAAAACCAACGAGTACAAAACCGCAAACGACCGATTGAGGGAAGACGCATGGCTACAATGAAAACCAAGCTCCGCAAGCTGGATGATATCCACCCGTATGAGCGCAACACCAAGCGCCACCCCCCGGAGCAGATTCAGGCGATCATTGCCAGCGTCACCGCCTACGGGTGGGATGTGCCCATTGTCGTGGACGGTGAGGGCGTTATCATCAAAGGCCATGGCAGATATCAGGCCGCGCAGGAAATGGCACTGAGCAGCGTTCCTTGCGTTGTCAGGGATGATCTAACACCGGAGCAATGCAGGGCCAGCCGGATCGCTGATAACCGCACCGCCGTATCGGACTTCAATCTGGACATGCTTCGGATCGAAATCGCTGAACTCGGTGAGCTTGGCATCGATATGCAGCCCCTTGGATTCACTGAATACGAAATGCTCAACCTGACTGACCCCGATCCAGACAACCCGGGGGAGGAAACGAGGCGCGGCGCCTTCAATGCAGGCAGCCCGGTGATCCAGTACAACGTGATATTCAGCAACGAGAATGACCAAAACGATTTCTTCGTGATGCTCAAAGCGGTCAAAGAGCAGTACCCCGAGCGCACAATTGGGGAAGCACTGGCCGACTTCTCCCGGGATACCTTCAATGCCGAGGCGTAAACACTTCCTCGATATCAACGTGTACGACATGGCCAAAGAGCGATTGCACCATGTATACGCGACCTTCGATTCAGTGGTGATCGGATTCAGTGGCGGCAAGGACTCGCTGGTGCTGGTGAATCTGGCCCATGAGGTCTGCCAAGAGCGCGGTATCGACAAGGTGGATATAGTGTTCCGGGATGAGGAATTAATCCCGCAGAACGTGATTGAGCTTGTTCAGTGGTATCAAGTGCAGCCTTGGGTGCGGATGCTTTACTTCTGCGTACCGCTGGCGAGCTCAAAATACATCATGGGCGTGAACAAGGACTATATTCAGTGGGATCGGGATCGGGATTGGGTGCGCCCCATGCCAGAGGATTCAATCAAACTGGAGCCGGCGAACTATCGGGTGTTTGACCAGCACACTATGGACGATTACACCGCCTCGTTTTACCGGGGCAAGATTGCTCTGACCAACGGGATCAGGGCCGATGAATCTCTGATGCGGTTCCGCGGAGTCGTAAACAAGCTCAATGAGAATTACATAAACACCCCCACCAAGATGGGCGCCGATCACAAGCCGCCCCCCAACGTGAAACTGGTCAAGCCGATCTATGATTGGACTGAAACCGATATCTTCAAATACTGCTACGACAACGGCATCCCCTATGCAGCGACCTACGATAATCAGGTCACGGCAGGGCAGGCGCTCCGGGTCAGTACCCCCTTACACGCCGAGGCCAGCAAGACCTTCCACCGCTTGAAAACGATTGAGCCAGAACTGTACAGCCAGATCATCGATATCTTCCCGGAAATGCTGGTGCATGAACGCTACTTCAAGGACTTCGATCGATCAGCTATCAAGCGCAGGTATGGCGGCTCATTGACCAGCGTCCGTGAGTGGATACTGGAGAACATCGTGGAGCCAGAGCAGCGCAAGAAAGCCCTATGGCAATTCAAGGATGTGATCGGCAGGGCAAGTCGTGATCCGGCAGCCTACCCGCCCGAGCATATCCTGCAACAATTCGTAAACGGGTCGTTTAAGCGTAAAATACTACCGCTGGCCCCTGATAGGAGCGCAACCGATGCACCCCATTGAGTCAATTGAATGGATACACGCCAAGACCCTCAAGGGGAATGACTACAACCCCAATATCGTGTTCAACCCGGAATTGAAATTACTCGAGCATTCGCTACTCGCTACCGGGTGGATACAGCCTGTCCTGATCAACGGCAGCAAGATCATTATCGATGGGTTCCACCGCGCTCAAATCGCCATGAACAGCAAGACCCTGATGGCCCGGGATGGTGGGATGGTTCCATGTTGCGTCCTCGATGTGAGCGATTCTGAGGCCCGGATGATGACAATCAGGATCAACCGCGCCAAGGGGGCACACCAAGCCAAGCGAATGTCCGGCATAATCCAATCCCTCATTGACGATTACGGGCTAACCCGGGATGAGATCAAGAAGGGGATCGGCGCCACGACTGCAGAACTCGATCTGCTCTATGCCGGTGATGTATTTATCGCCAAGGATATCAAGAACGCCAAGTATTCCCCGGCTTGGGTTCCGGTTGAAGCCCCGTGATCACCCCTCTGGATTGGCTAGAACAGGTAAGGCCATGGCAAGGGGTAGCATCCAAAGAGCGCGTGAGCCTCGCTACAGGGCCGACAAAACAGTGGTATGGGCACATAATTGATGATGATGTGGCCTCAATGGCCTTTTTGATGGTGAATAGGGGCAGAGCAAGGATTGGTGGGATACTGGTGCCGCCTGAGTTCCGGGGCAATGGATACGGCGATGAGATAACCAAGCACCTGATCGGCCTCGCAGAAGTCCAAATGGCCGGGGTCATTGACTGCTATTCAGTGAACCCCCCGTATTGGGAAGCCTTGGGATTTGAGCGTATCGGCATAAACGCTCATAAAGTAATCAGATTGAGGAAAATACTGTGAAGGCGTATAACGGATTTACACCAACTCAGAGGCAACGAGCCTTCAACTGGTACAAGTTTCAATTGGAAACCGGCGCCCGGGTCAAGCCTGATGAGTGTGAGGCATGTGGCCAAACCGAAGGCGTAAACGGTCACAGTGAGGATTACTCCGCACCCTACGGCGATCACATAGGGAAATATGCGCTGTGCTACTGCTGTCACATGGCAGTCCACAACCGCAAGAATGACCCCCTCATGTGGGGTGGATACAAGGCGATGATCCATGGCGGGTATCGGTTCAGACCGATCAGCAATTGGATGGTCTGGAAGGATTTATTCCTGTACTGCCATGAACTCAATGGCCCCGCAGACCTTGAGCTACCCCCGATCAACCGCCCTTTGGAGGAAATCGAAGCATGGCAAAGTCTCCAGACCAGCGAATCCTAGCTGAAACCAACCCGGGCGGGGCACCGTCAAAGCTGACAGTGGATGTGCAGAGCAAGATTTGTGCAGCCCTCCAACGTGGTAATTACATCGAAACGAGTGCCGCCTTCGCAGGCGTATCGAAGTCCGTTTTGTTCGCATGGATGAAGCAGGCTCATGCCGATATCAAGGCCGGAAAGACCAATAAGTTCACCCGGTTTCTGGATGCAGTAGAGATTGCACAGGCAGAATCGGAGGTACGCGACCTCGGGCACATCGATACATCCGCTGGTGCAGGGTCATGGCAGGCCGCCGCATGGAAGCTGGAAAGGCGCTTCCCGAAGCGATGGGGCCGGGTCAATCCAGATCAGGAAGTAGGCGAGAAGGGGCAGGGGTCAGGCATCACAATTCAGATCGGCAGGATCAGCGATGCAGCTACAACTGACTGATCCCCAATACGACCATGTAACCAACGATTCCAAGTACCCCCTGTTCATTGGAGGGTACGGATCAGGCAAGTCCCATGCTCTGATTGTGTCTGCCTTGCGGGATATCGTGACCGCCCCGGATGGCAACCTCGGGATTTACTGCCCAACCTATGACCTATTGCGCCTCAATCTGGTGCCGCGCTTCGAAGAATTGTTCGATGAAGTGGGTATGCCCTACAAGATGAATAAGGGGTCGTACATCATGAACGTGGAGAATCACGGCGACCTGATATTCAGATCGATGGATAACCCCAACCGGATCGTGGCCTACGAAGTGTTCAGATCGCACTGTGATGAGATCGATCTACTCGCCCGGGGCAAGGCCGAAGAAGTATGGAACCGGATCATTGCCCGTAATCGCCAAGTGGTCAGGGGCGACCATGTGAACAAGGTATCGGCCTACAGCACTCCAGAAGGATTTGAGTTCACCTATCGCAAGTGGGGCAAAGACCCAAGCCCGGAATACACCTACACCCGGGCAAGCACACTGAGCAACCCTCACCTTCCTGCTGACTACGTTGAAAGCCTGATCGAAACCTACCCCCCTCAATTGGTGCAGGCGTATCTGGAAGGGCTGTGGGTCAACCTCACTAGCGGCGCGGTCTACAGCCGATTTGACCGTGAACTCAATGATTCCCAAGAGGTCGTAAAAGGCAATGAACCCCTTGATGTTGGTATGGACTTCAACGTGCATTTCGGCGCGTCAACGATCCACGTGGAACGGGCAGGATTACCCCATGCAGTCGATGAAGTTCGTAATGCTTATGACACTGACGCTCAAATCGCAGCCCTCAAGGGAAAGTATCCCCGCAACCCGATCACCGTTTGGCCAGACGCCACCGGCACACACAAGAAAAGCTCCAACACGACCAGTTCTGATATCGCTAAATTGAAGGCCGCCGGGTTCAAGGTGAAGCACGTTCCAGCCAATCCCCCCATAAAGGATCGAGTGGCCAGTGTCAATGCTATGATTTGCAACGGGCAGGGCGAGAGGCGATACTTCGTTAATACCAGCAAGTGCCCCGAACTGGCGGCAGAGCTTGAGCAGCAAACCTATGATTCAAATGGCCAGCCCGATAAGTCTGCAGGACTCGATCACGGCACCGATGGCGTGGGGTATTTCCTTCATGGCAAGTGGCCAATCGTGAGGCAGCAAGCTCACAACGTAACTGTATTAGGTAATTACTGAGGAATTCCACCATGGCCAAAGTCGGCAAGAACGATAAGAACAATCGGCACCCCCAATATCTTGAAAATGAATTCGGATGGCGCATGGTCAATGAC